GTGGCTGGGCGGGCTACTTTTGTTACCTCTTTCACCGAATCTGCCCATGATCCCACAAAGGCCCCTACATCGTTCGTAGAGGAGTATCTCACCTGGTAATAAGAGAGTGCTGGGTCCGTAGATGGTTCCCAGTCGATAGTGATCTGAGACCCGACAACTTGGGCTTCAAGGCCCACAATAGTCTCATCGCTGACAGATGCAGAGGTAACTTCGACACCTGGACCATCCAGGAAGTCCCCTAACACACCCCTACCATTCCTTGCCCTTGCACGGGTCTCATAAGAACCAGTCTCTAATCCGCGTGCCTCAAGGAGAACCACACCACTGTCATTAGGAGTTGCCTGACCCAAAGATTGGTAGTTTGTCTCCCCAGACTTCCTAATTTGGACTTCAATTGAATCCACAAGAGCTGGTGTAGTGGCTGTTATAGAGGCCTTGAGCCCTTTGCTGATTTGCTCGTTTGCTATGAAGTCGAACTGTGTGATGCTGGTGAACTGTAAACCAGACTGGGCGTTAGGGTCTAAGAGGTCCGAGTTGTTGCTAATGATATTATCTACGTCCAACACAGTGTTGAACACATTCGCCGATATCTCCCTAAGTCCAAGCTGCACCACCATGTCCTCAACACTTGGCACTAAAGACCAAGACATCACCTCGAACACCTTTTGGTTGAAGCCGAACCGAGAGTGTGTTAGGGTTACGTTATCTCCTACCTGCACCTTTATGGCCTTTAGGGAGAAGCCTGCTGTTAATGACACTTGCTCTCTTGACCTCTCAAGAAGTATTGTACCAATCCTGACAGCTTCATCACTTGTGCTTGTGAAGGGTAGGTCTATGTCTTCCTTCAAGACAATACCGTTGTCCGCTTCTACAAGGCTTGGGTCACTTATCTGTGGGAAGTCTGTCTTTTCGTAGTCACTAGCGTCTCCGCTATAGGTTCCTGTCAAGGTGTTGAAGGTATCAGACCTACTATCCTTTGTCGATAGAGCAACAGATGTCCTGAAGTCGTCCTCTGTCAAGTCTAACACTGGGCTTGTGTAGGCCCCTGCTTTAACCCGCCACTTGCCTTGAGCATACCACAAGTTGCCTGCCATACTCATTAGGAGGTCTTGTAGGACTGATTCAGGGTCGGTACCATCGTCAAGTTCAAAGCTACCGTTACATGTGTACCTCTTAACCCCTCCACCAATATCCTCATCACAGATATCAGCAGCGGTCTCAAAGGAGGCTACGTCAACACTGTCAAGGTTCAATGTTGGACCACTGGCAAAGAAATCAGTACCAATATAGTCCAGTATACAAAGAGCGGGGTTATCTGACCACTCCCATGTGCTTGTGTCGTTTGAATCATGCAACACATTCCTAGGGTCGTAGAGCTTCTTACCTTTGATGATTGCAGACACCTTAGGCACACCATCGTGGTACTTAGCGTTGTAGGTCATCTTTAGGGCAAGGTATGACACCTCACGGAGTCTATGAGACGTAGACCATCCGCTAATAGTTGGCATGTAGGGGTCATAGGTTTGGTCAGGTGATCCCAAGTGCTCCCTGTACATGTAGGCGTTGTTAGGGACGGTTTTGACAGGAGCGGTTGTTCCAGATAGGGTAGAGTATTGTGCGTTAGTGGACAAGTCCAAGTCAACGACAGTATCAACATCAGTCCAGTTATTAACCGTAGATGTCGTATTCACTCTCTTGTTGTTGAAGAAGATGTGTTCGAAGGAATCAATCTCATGCCCAGTAAAGGCCAAAGCCCTGTGTAAGACCATCTGATCCTTGTCAACGTAGTCAAACACCCTAACACCATCAACCTTATCCCTACCGTAAACCACTGTAGCTGCTATGTTGGGGTCTGCTGGGTTGATCTTATTCTTGTTGCCTATGGTCTTTGCTCTTCCAGACAACTTAGCAAGTTTCTTAGCGTTCTTCTTAGCCTTGTAAGCACTGTAAGCACTTATGCCCAAAGACACTACGGTACTTACAACCGAAGCGATAGTAAAAAATCCCATTAGGTGAGTTCCTTGGGCTTTCCCCATGTGAGGGTTTTGTTAGCGAGACTGTTGACGAAGGACAACCCCAAATCCTGTGGGTATCTTGCCTGTTGAGATGCAGCATTAAACCTGCGAACTGTTGGCCTATTCAGGCGTAACAATATGCTCTCTGCTGTTAGGACCGCACTGGTTTCGATAACTCCACTACTAAAGTTCTCTACGATGTTGATGGTGTCTACCTCCCCAGAGAACACTTCCGACACGTACAAAACACCTGATATCTCCAAACCAAAGCCCACACTGATAGGCCTACCTTGGTAGTTTGAGCTTAGCGCAGTGTTGAGCAAGGATGTTGCAGTAGTGCCACTAAAGGTTATGGTTATACCTTCAGCAGAGAGTGTGTTAGTCTCAGTGATCTGTGATATGTCTAGTATGTCGTCAGAGTTGAAGTAGTCCTTGTTATTCACTGTACCAGCATACTGCCTTGTCCACAGATACAGAGGCCCTTCGTCGAACACCAAATCAATTGTGTAGAACGGGTAGATAACGGAGTCGGTAAGTCCCCCTGAGAGGGTCGCATCAAGGTCTCTAGACAACTTCTACCGCCTCAAAGGAAATTCCGTACACATCAGCATTGTTAAGTGTCCAAGAGGACACCCCAGAAGTGAGCCTGAACAGGCCTTTGGTGTCAAACACCACAACACTGGTCCCAAGAGTCCTATCCGTCCGCACTGCTGGAAACAGGTTGGTAATCAGGACATCCCCAACTCCATCAGAGGAAGCATCTGCCAGAACCTTGTGTAAGCTCCTAGCATCCGCTGTGCCTATCTGGATATAGTCTCCAGCTTTTAGGTAGTTAGTGACGCTAGAGGTTGCCCCTGTCAGAGTAAGAGAAGTGTCCCCAGCCGTCACTGCTGCTTTCAGAGTCAGGATGTCTGTGTAGTCCTTAGCACCACCAGCAGGGGTGGCTCCTAAGGGGTCTCCTAGGGTGAAGGTGCCTACAGGCCCCCTTAACGACAACAAGAAGGCTACCCAAGGCTCTGCCACCCCACGGTTAACCCCTGGGATTGTTACAGAGGCCATCCATCGCTCGTTGCTGTATGAGTATACTTGTTGAGCATATGTGTAAGGGCTCTCTGAGTATGCTACAGAGTTTTGACCTGTGAGGGTAATAGTCTCAAGGCCTACCGATGTTGGGATGTCTACAGCCATTATACCCTCCTCCTCCGAAGATCGTTAGCCATGTTGTAAGATGCCATCCTAGACATCTTAGGTGCTTCCTCAGCAATAATCTTCTTCACACTCTCATCTCCATTAGCAGAGAAGTTGAACACTTGGGTAACTTGGATACCTTGGTTGTCGTTAGCAGCAACGCCCAATTTACCATCTCTACCCCTCTTCAGGGGCATAATAGCTTCAGGCCCAGCTTCACCCATGAGTCCTACACCAGAGGACATAGGGAACAAAGTAGGACGAGTAACTACGCCACCATCAGCGAACTTTTGAACGCCTTGGTCAAACACACCACCATTAGCAAAGGACTTTAAGTACCCTATAGATGCTTCAACAAGTGTACCTGCGATTTGACCCGCTATCTTCTGTGGAACACCAAGCAGGGTTAACCCTGTTGTAAAGGCGTAGGTAGCTGCCTCAATCTGCAAGAAGAGTATAAGGATGTCCCTCAACAACTTATCAAGGTTCATCTCATCCCCTGTTGCAAGAGACCTACCGATCTCAGCACCAGCCACTCCTGCGGCATCTTTGATTGCATTTTGGGCCTCTTCAACCCTACGCATAGTGTCTAGTACAGACTCAATAGCAGACTTTTGGTTCCATAACTCTTGGGTCTGTGATTTGGACAGCTCATACCTTGACATCTCAATATCGAACTCTGTCCTCTTGTACTCTACAGAGCTTTTACCGTAATTGAGCTGTGCTTTGATAAGCTCTACGAGGTCTTTGTTCTTGTCCACCAGCCTGTCAAAGTCTGATACCTTGTTTTCCTCTATGCTAACCTCGCCACCACTACGAGTTCCTGTCATGGAGATGTCAAGAGACTTAAACTTAGCTGCTAGGAGCTTCTTCTCTGCCTCTGTTTGCTTGTCTACTTCGGAAGTGATACCCTTCTGGAGCATAAACTGTTCCATAGACTTCTCAAGGATGTCTGCTTTAGTTTCTGCTGTTAGGTCCAACTTCTTGAGGGCTTGTACTTCGAGGCCCAGGGTTTCAATCTTGATCCTCTTTAACTTCTCCTCTTCCTTCCTCTTGTCCTCAACAGCCTTCTTGGCAGCCTCTTCTTCTTTAGTCTTCTCTTTGAGCTTTCTTACAGTCTCTTGCTGAACCCGCAACATTTCAAGTTGCTTCTTGATTTCATCCTCAGAGGCATTTGCAGACTTCAACTTAGCTTTGAGGGCCTCTTGGGCGAGGAAGTTTTCATGCTCCCTGATCTCTACGGAGTCTTTACCATACATCAACTCAAGGAATGTTAGGTCTACTTTCTCCTTCAATGTCGAACGACTCTTCCTGATAGATGCAAGTTCTTCAGCCCTCTTAGCGGCGATATTAGCCAAGAGGTTAAACTCTTTATCTTGAAGGAGGCCCGCAGTCTTCCTTATCAAGAGCGTCTCTGAGAGAACATCTAACTGCTTTTCTGAAGCAACTAGAGCACGTTCAATCCATAGGCCCGCCTCTTTAGCTTCAAGACCCATCATTTTCAGTTTTTGAGCAGCAGCCCCTTCAAAACCCCCTGTAGTGAATGCTAGGCCTGTCTGCTGAACCCTGTTAAGGAACTGCCAAAAACCTCCTTCATCCCTGCCAAACTGCTTCTTGAGTTCTTCCCCTGTAGCCTTGACAGACATCAAAACCCTGGTGTCCAACACTTCCGCCAAGTTTGATAGCCCTGACACCGTACTTGTTAAGTCGGACGCTTCCCTGATCTTCTCAAAAGATTCTAGTATCTTGTTAGAGGAGGTCTCTGCACGCTTCATAGCGCTGGTAGCGGCATCTCCGAATAGGTCTAGACTCCTGGCTATAGATGTGACTATGGGCACAAGTACAGACGCAACAGCTCCTACTACGGCAAGCTTTCCGCCAAACATGGTAAGAATCTGAGCCAGCTGAGAGCCCTGCTGACCAAGAGCAACCATTGCATCCGTACCAGAGCTGATCTGGACGAAGAAGTCGTTTACCTGGAATGACGCTTGGTTAAAGGCTGTGCCCATCTTGTTGTTGGACTTCTGGAGGGACCTTGTAGCACGTTCTGTGGCTATCAGTGCGTTATAGTTAGCCATGAAGGCAGCAGCACCATCACGGTTATACTTTGTGAGTGCTTGTTGAGACAGCCCAAGCCTAGTCCCAGCGGCTGCTAAGTTATTGGCCTCGCCTTCTACATCCCTTAAGAGTTTACCGAGCTTCTTTACTGAAACACCAGCTTCTAGTGCTTGCCTCTCAAGGCCATCAAGGACCGTGTTTGCTTGACCAGTAGCTACAACTAGCTCCCTAAGGTCTGTAATAGCGTTAGCCATTCGTACTCTCCAAGTATTCTCTATCCAACTGGATGATGATCTCTATGTCACCAGGGCCTAGCTCTATTCCAGTCAGGTCGCACCAGTTCTTTATCTCTGTAAAACTTATTGGGTTTGGGGATGAGGGGCCAAAAGACCTAGCGCTGTGTAACGACAAAAAGGCAGACCAGATATGAGACAAAAGAGTTGGGAATGGTTTCTCCTCTAGCTCCTTTGGCTTCTTACCTGTCTGCCTTTCAACTTGTTCTAAGTGTTCTCTTAGAGTTGCACCGTCTTCTTCGGTCTTGTTCAGTTTGAACTGGTGTCTAGCGTGTGCTACCAGTTGGTCTTTTAGCCCTCTGGAAAATCCAGATAGTTGTCCAAGGCTTCCTCAATCTGACCAGGAATCCAGAAGATGTCCTCATAGATTTTGTAGGCTGCCTCTTTGGTCAACTTAGGACATTTACCATCTAGGGTGATCTCCCAAGCCAAAGTAACCTCAGCCAGAAGCCTTAGGCGGGCCTCTGCCAGGTCAGCGGCATCCAGAGCATCTGCTTTGCCACTTTGTACTTTCTTCAACCTTGCATTTTGTTGTTCGTATAGCGCCTTCTTATACTCTTTAGAGTGCGGGGCATGTACGGTGACACTCATCTCAACACCCTTGGGAGTCATTAGTTGCTCGCCATTGCCAGGGTGCTTCAGTAGAACTTCTACGGTGTCTGATTTGGGTTTAAGGTTGGAGAGGTCCATAGGTTACACTACTACTTTAGTTACTTTTAGGTTAGTGCCTGTGGTTGAGTCATAGAGACCAACGAAGGGCATAGTTACGATGCGGGCTTCTTCACCACCCAGGGGGATATCACCACCGTTGAGCTTAGCACGAGGTACAGTGAAGGTGTAGCCATTGCCATCCAAGTCCAGAACTTGAACTTCAATAGAAGACTCGGTTTCATCAACGAACAAGTCATACAGGGTAGCAGTATCTTCAACGTAGGCTGAGATAGAGCCCTCTACCGTAGCACGACCATAGTTCACCTCTGCTGCTGAGGCTGAGCCAATAACAAAGGCAGGAGAGAAGTTGTTGTTGATGGACAGGTCCATTGACGTAATCAGGGCTACTGTGCTACCACCAACGGAGATTGTGCCAGTGTAGGCATCAACGGGGGTGGGGCTTGTACCTGCGGACACTGAGGTAGGTGTCTGGTTAGAGACCATGTTAGTGCCTACGAAACCAAAGGTAGTCTGTACCATCTGGTTAGGTGCGATAGACAAGGCCATGCTAGACACGTGCATAGAGGTGAACTTACGAGCCTTGCTGATATCCAGCATTTGGTCTTCAATGGTGAAGAAGCTCGGGGTGGTACCTACTGTAGCAGCATCACCGTTAGAGGCAAAAGTATCTGTTGACAACAGGGCCGACAGGATGAACTCGTCATAGGTATCCTTACGGAGGTCAACAACAATATCACCACCAGCTTGTTTGTTACCATGACGGTCAACACGAGCCATACGGTCTGCTTGAATCTCGTTACTTGCTATACGCTCTTTGGTGAGGTTCAGGGAGTGAGTGTTAATTGGTAGAACTGTATCAACTGTGACTGGGGTACCTACGGTAGTCTCAGCCTTAAACGCCAGTTGTGAACGTGAGCCTTGTGCGAAAGCCATTCTTTTCTCCTAGTTAGGCGTACACATGCCAACCAATGTTGACAGGAACAACGTACCAGGAGCCATCAATAACCCCACGGTCCCGTTCAGCGTACTCAATAGTAATGTTGTCTACTTTTGTTGCTGCATCGAAGGCATTCATAACCTTGGCAGCTATAGCATCAGCAGCAGCAGGGCCAGTACCCTCTGGGTTGTAGCAATCCACTGCTAAGATGCCATCATATCGTTGTTGAGGGCTTGGGCCAGTTACAGCAGCTCTACGACCTGTAGGCATAAGCCTAGCCATTACGAAGGGAGTGCCAACTGTTGGCTTGAAGTCTGTATTCTCGTAAGCGATGGTTGGGAGCCCAGAGATTTGACTGAGCTTAGTCTCTAAGGACTGTCGGATAGTTGCAGAGATATCAGCCAAACTTCTTCCTCACGGTTGAATATACCCTGTGCTTCTGCTCAACCTGTGCCGAGTGTTCTCTTCCAGAGGTACCCACAGCTTTGTTCACAAGGTATATGCCCTTCATCTTGCGGATGTTGAGCTTCTTGATATCAGCGTATAGTTGAGCCCTAGCTTGTTCCTCTACAGCTTTGTTAGAGCCGATGGTGCCATGATCTGAGACCTTGGTTCCCTCTCGAACCACTGGCCTATTCCTACCGCTAACCGACCTAAAGGCATTCACATTGCCATCTGTGATCTGGTGGGATAAGATATAGGCACCAGTGTAGACAGGAGACTCTTTGATTACGTAGTCAGCAACCTTACGCAACTGCCTCTTAGCCAGGAAGTCAATGGTGAAGAAACCCTTGTCCACGATAGGCTTGACGTTGAGGAACTCTGCCATTACTCGTTCACCCTACAAAGGTACACCACAGGTTCCCCAGCCTCATAGACAGTCTCTACAGTGTTGATGTGGTAAGTGCCACGTGAGGAGATAATCAAGTCATCACTAGTAGGAGCAGAGGCCAGGGAACGTCCTGCAATAGCACACACCAAGTTCCCACGTTGAACATCAGCCTGTCCACTGACGCCCTGAGAGTTCTTATGGAAGTATCCATAGACCGATGTATCGCTATTCGTCTGTGTGAAGGAAGAGGTAGAAGGGTCATAAGACCCATTGGTGGTAGACCTAAGCGTGACAAGCTCCCCGTGGTCATGGATCAAGTAGACCATATCCTCTAGGTTGAACTTACTCATTGTAGTCACCAGGTGGGTTATCGAACTTGTCGTACTTGAAGGCAGGGTCTACACGATCTGTAAGCTGGTTAACAACAGCCATTTGGGTCTTACTAATGCCACCAGCTACGACAGACCAACCAGAGCCAGACTTGTTAGCCATTGTCTCCAATTGACCAGCCAGGGCGTAGAAGTGTTCTTGTAGTTGAGAGTAGGAGCCACTCAGGGCACCATCAAGGTCAATGTCTACCTTCTTAGCGTACTTAGCAGCTAGAGACCTGGCCAACCATGCAGCAGACTTGTAGATGTTATAACCGTTCTGGGCTAGAGCAAATAGGACTTCCTCGTTCTCTACTTGCTGGTCGTTAGTGTTGGTGTCTCCTAAAAGGAAACGTGTAGAGTTCAACTGACCAGACAGGGTAGAGGTGCTAAGGTCAGCACTATCATAGCTCCAGCTCATTTAGTCCTCCAAAGAACCCCATTGATTACGCCAACTACGGATGAGACCCGCTTGTTTCCACTTCACAGTGGACTTCTTACACTTCTTGCGATCAAACTCTGTTACGTTCTTGGTCTTAGCTTTAACACTCTCGTTAATCTTCTTGACCAGTGCATGCAGTTCGTCTACAGATAGGGCATCCAGACCATCACCGATTTCAGCATTCTCTCGTGCTACTTTATCGTCATCATGGTACAGGAAACCTTGGTTATAGAGAATTTGGGCAGTCTCACGAGAGACTCCAGTCTCCAACCACTTGAAAATGTCACCCTTGTCCAAGTGACGACCAGCAGATGTAAAGGGTACCCTCACAAACACTGGTCGATCAAATTGGAAGGGGATAATCTCAGAAAAAGCCATTGACTATCCCCTTTGTGTTAGGCTACGATGCCGTTGAAGA